ACGCATCCCATCTCACCTGATGAGTCGTAGTACTTGCAATAGAACTTGCAATAGTTCTCATCTTTCTCAGGAGCTGGTGGTTCTTTTGCTTCTTTAACAAGTGCTAACCAGCCAAGCGCTTGTATTGCAATAGCCTCATCGTATGGTTCAGAGTGAACTTTCACATCGCGTTCATCACCATCTCTAGCAATAGCAACAAGGTTAACTGTCTTGACCTTAGCCTTACCAGATTTCTCTAATAGGTAGCCGTAGAGTTGTACCTGCCAGCGCTGTTGTGTTGATGGAAAGTATGACAAGTTTTTCATCTTGCTTGTCTTCCAGTCAACGACTGCACCAGTCTCTGGTATAAATAAATCTATGTGTGCTTTCATATCACCGTACTCAACTTCTGTTTCAACCCAATACTTCTCACCCTTTGGGTCTAACTCAGTGATGGCTTCTTCAATAGCACCGTGAATAGCAGTACCCATAATGGCTGCTAGTTTTAATTCGTTATCATTAGTAACAGGTTGGCTATTTAATCTATACCAAACCTTGCGAGCACAACCACCTATCTCAGATGGACCTACTTGTGTTTGTACTGAACGTGAACGCTTAGCATCCTTATCACGCAGCACACCTAGTAATAATTCTTTAGGATCAGTCAACGGAAGTTCCTCTCACTAAAGCTGCTGCATCTGGACAACCCAACATTACTTCAATTTCTTGAGCAATTCTTTCACGTAATGCCACTTCATCAAAACTGTTACCAAGGCGACCAGCACGATAGCCCGTTTCGAGCGCTTCGTTAATTGCATAACTTAATGTCTTCTCCATTATTCAAATATCCTTTCCTGGACTACCAACTGTACGGGCGGTGCAGTATTGACGTCAAGCACCGACGCGATTTCTATTGCCTTGCGTGCCACAGCCTGAGATGCAGCTAGTGTCTTAGTTGCGCTAGGCGCAAGGCTGTATAGATAACCCAGTGCAATCTGACCACCAGAGCCAATACCGTATCTACCTTCTTGGTTGGATATAAAGCTCATATCGCAAGCAATGTGGAATAAGTTACCGTCAAAAGCAATCAGGTAATCAAAGCCACCTTCCTTGTCTTGCTTAGCCCACTCGTATCCATTTGCATCAAAGGCACGGACAATACTAGGAATGATTTTCTTACCCATCCATTGAACGGGATCTTCACCGTTATATTGTGGCGGGTTCCAGTTGTAGGTAAGCACATCACCTGGACGTGTATCACCAGTGATACCGATGATGTACTCGTTAACTTCAATAATCTTTGGCGTGAGTAAACTAATAGTACGTAAGTTATCTTCGGTGATTTGTGAATCTGCAGCCATCACCACGAAGTCTTTACCAGAGATTCCAACGAGAGTAGTCATATGTGAAGTCTATCACGACACGCCGTGAATGCTTTGATACTAGGCCGAGCGTTTACTAGAGATTACAATATGAGCGTGAGCGAATTTGCAGGACGCCCCTCGATGGGGCGTAGCAGTAACCGTACAGTTACTGTGCGGTTCCGTCTACCAACCCTGCGAAAATTCAAACGTAGGATACCCGAACAATTCGGCAGCGACCTGCGAGAACTAGGACCGATTCACGTCTGTCCTTGTGGCTCTCAGGTCTTTTCTGTTATGGCATCCTTTGAAGATTACGAACTGAGTTGGTACTTTTTGGATGGTACCTGCGTTAATTGTGGCAACCTAGTAACAGTTCCTTGTCCTGTGGATAAAGATGGATCACAAACTCAGTCAGATTGATGAACACGCCCGTACTGGCGTATGCTCTATATGTGGTCAAACAAAAATAAAATTAAGGGATTCAAAGAATCCACTAAGTAGTCGGTACAGATGTATCTCTGTATACAAAAGAAATATAATTAAGTCCCAGTACCCGTATGCAGTTTACAAGAAAGATAACTGCGAGCACTGTGGCTTTGTCCCTGCTCACCCCTCACAGCTCGACGTAGACCACGTAGACGGGGATAGATGGAACAATGAACCAGCCAACCTACGCACCCTCTGTGCTAATTGCCACCGTCTAAAGACACACTTGCACGGAGACTCTAACTCTGGTATTTTTTAGCCAGAACAGATCCCTATGGTCTGTTCGAGTGCTGCTCCTGGGTATGAGCAAAACTGCCCACAAATAAAAAAAGAAGCCCCACCCCTTTCGGGGTGGAGCCTCTGTTGTGCCTCGCGCTTGTGGGTTACTTAGACCCGCGACCAAACTCTGTTGCTTTTGGATCTAGTGCCTTGAGCACTGGACCTGCAACTGCTGCTATTGCAGCCATTGCTAGTGTCTTTAGGTCTGTTTCTCCTGCGAGATATAAAGCTAATACTGCTGCAATACCTGCACGTAGGTAGGTAGTTACGATTGCTGTTAGTTTTTCTTTGTTCATTGGGGATTCCTTTACTTTAGTTTCAATTTGATAACGCGTGCTTTCACCTGTTCAGGTGTCTCCACGATTTCAAAATGCATATCATCTTTGCGAGTCTTATAGGTATAGCCTCCGCGAAGCCCATATTTCTTGCAAAGAATGTCTAGGATTTTACGTTGTTCTGGAGTGAAAGTATTTTCTTTTCCAAGTGGGTGCTTGGCTGCGTTTAAGTCAATAGCAGTACCAGAGGAGTGATTAGATAGATTCTCTGTTTGTCCACGAATCGGACGATAGGCATAACCCCAGTCATCCAATGTGCCTTTATCAATAGGCTCTACATTGACGTGAAACTCTGCAGCAAAAGCTGCTAATACTGAACCACAGGTTTCATTGCACCGTAGTTTAATATCTGTTCCCTCTACTGGGAATTGTTTAATATGAATCTCATTTGGGTCTTTACTTGCAGGCCATCCGTTAGAACTAGTTTCCATTATTTATTGTCCTTGTCTTCTACCTTTTGCTGTACGTAAGGCTTAGGATTAGACCCGCCTATAAAGCCCACAGCACCGCCTACAAGGGCTGAGCCAAGGGCTGTAAGTAATTGTGTGGCAGCATCGCTAATAGGGATATTCTGATGGCCTTCAGTGACCATTGCTAGATAGAAAGCTCTACCAAATGCACCAACTGCAATGACTAGTACTACCGCTACTGCACCTCTAGCAAGTGTTAGTGCAACTTTATCGTGTGTGCTTGTCTCGTTCTTCATAGTGAGTGCTCCTGTGTGTGTTGCTCGAACTTACCCTCCAAACGGGCAAGATCTACACTGATAGCGCTGATATCGCGCTGGATACAATCAACTGCATCACGTAATGATGATCCGTGATTAGGTTTAAGTTCTACTAGGTAGCGTTTTACTATCCAACCAAGTGCTGCAATGATTGCTAATGCACCAGATACTGTTGTTGCCCAGTCGGCAATAGACATTAAATACTCCTGATTGTTACTAATAGCACACCACCGTAACCAGTGAAACGCTTGTCGGTAGGGGTTTTGTTAGTGAAGTCCATCTCTTCAATAATTCCAAGGAATGATTCACCAGTACGGAAATCTTGTACACGAATAGTGTCACCAACATTTTCAATCTGTTCTAGTGCAGACATACGGTCATAAGCTGAACCTTCGTAGCCTGACTTGTTATTAAACTTATCTGACTCGCCATCAAAACACATTACTGGAAATTGAATAAGGCGCTGACGTGGTATAGATGGCAAGGAGTTAACTTGGTATCCAGTAAATAATGGACCCTGTGTTGCATCAACATCTGATCGAGTCATTACAAACTTAAAGCCAAGGTACTGTTGCGGTCCTTGTGGATATGGAATACCAACTTGGTCAAGTTGTGAACCTTGAGTAAAGGTACCAATTCTAAATTCAGTATTATCTGCTGCTACAGAAAATATTTCCAAATTACCGTTGGTTGTATCAAAACGTGGAGTAAGTAGTTTGAATATCTTATGCTCTAGTGTGTTGTAACGAATAAACCCAGTACGAAATTCTGCTTCTGGAATAAGAGTAGATTCCATTTCAATATAAATATGACCATTTGTTGCGTTTGCATAATCTGTTACAAAAGCCAGTCTATTTGTATTGCCTATAAAAGCACACGCTGTAGTACTGTGGCTTGTAATTGTAGGTTCATAAATATCCCAAGCATAAGCAAACACTAGGCTAGATACTTCTTGACCAAGGTTAATACGGGTAACACCAGGTGCTCCGTCTACATTTGTAGTACACCACAAGAATTTATTTCTAGCAGCAAAGTCATAAACTGTTTGTTCCGACTCAAAGATTAATGGACCATAATTAATAGAACCGTCTGTATCAGACACTGCTGCTATGCGTACACCTTGATTGGTACCAATAGCCATATAGCCAAGGTAATAGTAGATTCTAAATACAGTTTCACCTGTTGGTAGTTCAGCTGCTGTAATAGCGCTGGTCAATGTAGGCATACTGCCAGTTGTAGACAAAGTGAATTTGTAAATATTTGATTGGATACCTGAGTAACCAGAAAGATAAATTGCTGCACCTGATGAAGTAATGCTGGTAAATATGTGGTCTGGATCGTTATGCTTATAGACCGCAGTAGGTAATACAGTTGCAGTTGAAGCAAATTCATAAACGCTATCATTGACGCACATAACTAAACGTTCTTTGGTGTATTCAATAACAGCATTAGTCACAGTAAGACCAGGCTTGTTAAACATTACGGTTGGTGATACTGACTCAGGATCTGATAATAGTTTCTTGTTGACTTCTAATTTACCAGAGGCGGTATCGTTAGTTACCCAATAAGCATAGGTTCCATCATCTGTCATTGCGTAAATTGGGTCATCTGTACCAGATGTGTAGTTAACAAAGTGTGTTACTTCTGAATAAACACTGCCAGTAGCTGCGGCAGATGTAACATTAGCATTGACTTTAGCGTAAGTAAATGTTGTAGCACTAGGAACTGTTGTAATTGTATAGGTGCCGTCAAAAGGTGAACCAACGCTTGATACAACTATCTCCATACCAACAGCAAAACCGTGTGCTGAAGAAGTAGTTAATGTTGCTACATTTGAAGTTAATGCTTTATTAGATATTGTTGCTGTGATTCTTGGATAGATTTTATCTAAATCATAATTATCGGCTAAAAGAATTGCATCGTAAGTATTGTAAGTAGTAGCACCTGTGTATTTCGGTGAATCCCATTGGATGGAACGAGCATACTGTGATGGACGCAAGTTGCTTCTAATAGCACCAGTTGTAATATGGGTTGAGTCTACATCTTTAAGTAAGGTTACTTGACCCTTGCTCCATATGTCACAGCCTTTGCTGTAGGTATATTGAAAGCGTAACGATTCATCTTGAGCTGGCTCAAAGAACTTTACACCTTGTCCTAAATGAAATGTTGACTGGCTTCTGATCCACCAACCAGTCAGTGTCTGCTCACCAGGTTCACGGGTAGTATCAAGCTGTTGCTTGCGATACTGAGCCGTTACACGGCGGTAAGGAGTTTCATCGCTAGTCTCTAGGAAGAAGGGTTGACCAGCAATGGCAATGTCATAGGCGACAGATGTTAGACCAAATGCACCAGTAGTTACTGGGTTGGACAGTGGATACGGGATTGGGTCCGTAATGTCTGCGCCGTGTGGCATTTATCCTCCTATGGTATTCTTTACATATGAAACGTGAATGTGGTACTTGTACTAAATGCTGTGAAGGCTGGCTTACTGGTGAAGCGTTAGGACATAACTTTTATCCAGGAAAACCTTGTCATTTTCTTGCTGTAAATAAAGGTTGTACTGTATATGCAAAGAGACCCAAAGATCCGTGTTCATCTTATAAATGCGCTTGGCTTGCTAATGAAGATATACCTGAATGGATGAAACCATCTGAAATAAATGCAATAATAACTGAAAAACAAGTAAATGGAATAAATTATTTACACGTAAAAGAAGCTGGTTCCATTCTTGATTCTAAAGTTCTTACGTGGTTAATTATGCACTCATTAAAAAATACATTGAATATTTATTGGGAAGTAAATGGTGGAGCAAATTGGATAGGAAGTAAAGAATTTCTTGATGAAATGAAAAAACCGCCTGTTATTACTCTTCCTTTGATTGAAAAGTAATTAAATTCCAAGATTGATTAGTTTCATCCCACCAATAAGAATTGTAATCATTTGGATATTCAATAGGGGCTTCCCATATACATTTTGATTCATTTAATATCCAGGATTCATATGGTTTTAAGTACAAAAAAACATCGCGTATTGGATCGTAAATTCCTCCAACTACAGCAAAGTTTTTTCTAAATGAACCGTTATATGACGTTTGTTTCCAATTTGTATAACCTTCAGACCATTGAGTTAAAAAAGCAATTCCGCTTTCTTCTTCATTATTTGGATCTAAAACATCATTATTAACAACGTGTACTTCAATAACATTATTGTTATCATCTAGTTTTGCAAAATGTGCCATTAGAAAGTCACGCTTCCATTTCCAGTCCAAGTATAAGTTTTATATCCACCAGAATTGCTATATGCAGGAGACCCTGTAGTTGATGTTGCATCTGGGTATGTATCTGCATAACGTAATCTTACAATACCAGAACCGCCTGCTGTACCGCTTGAAGCATTTGTTGCAGTTCCTCCTGAGCCACCACCTGTATTTGCCGCACCAGCAGTACCTGAATACCAAGTAGCGCCGCCGTTATCGCGACCACCAGCGCCACCGCCACCGTTTCCACCTGCTGCAGAATAACTAGGCTTGAATGAACCGTTGGAACAGCCACCGCCGCCACCTGCATAATAAGAGCCAAAGTATAATTTTCCTGCTCCACCTAATCCACCTTGACCTCCGCCTTGTGAAGATTTACCACCATTACCAGGATCACCAGGATTGGCAGCACCACCACCACCACCTGCTGCTGAAGTTTGAGCACTAGACGCACCGCCGCCATCTTGGCCTTGTCCAGAGGTTGCAGTACCGCCAGCAATTGCACCAGAACCTCGAAAAGAAGCACCACCACCTGAACCACCATTGCCAGTTTTATTTGTACTGTTTCCAGCTCCTCCACCGATTGCAGTTTGTGTATCAAAAACGCTATTGCTTCCGTTATTTCCATCTCCTATTGGTGCTGGTGCTGCTCCACCTGCGCCAACTGTAATTGAATATTTTGTACCCGCACTAACGCTATATGCTGCATTATAAATTAAACCACCAGCGCCACCACCGCCGCCTTGTTGAGCGCTACCACCACCACCATTTCCACTGCCGCCACCAGCTACAACCATAAGTTCAATAGATGATACAGCAGGTGCAACAGGAGTTACAGAATTAGATGCAGCAGAAGCAGCTGAGTTAACACCATAAGATGTTTGTGCAACTACTGTAAATGTATAAGCAGTTCCAGTTGTTAAACCAGATACTGTGATAGGTGAAGATGTTGAGGATCCAGTAATAGACCCAGGAGATGATGTTGCTACATAAGTAACAGTTCCACCCTTACCTGTATATGTAGGCGCAGTAAAAGCAACAGTTACAGAAGTTGCACTAGCTGATGTAGCTGTGCCAATAGTAGGTGTTCCTGGTTTAGCACCACCAGATGCTGCTGATCCTATAATTAACATTAGACGCTCAAATCTCCTACAATAAGGAATGTATTAGTTGCTATACAAATAATTGTTGCTGTTGAATATTGAGTTCTTAGTACTGTGCCTGGTGTTGCATCTAGCACTGTAGTTCCATCTGAGTCAATAGTGACCAACCCAGCACCTAGGCTTGTTACTGCAATTTGCTGGCCTACTGTAAATACACCATTAGGAATTGTAATTGTTGCATTGCTTGCACTTGTTACTGTAATTAATTTATTAACATCACTTGATAATAATGTGTAACTTGCAGTTTTGGCATTAAGAGTTAAATCAGGGCTGTATACAGATGACCATTTAATACCTGCGGATTGAGTGCTATCTGCTGTAAGAACGTATCCATTGGTACCAAGAGCAACACGAGTTACTGCAGCTGAACCAGTTGCTGCAAGTAAATCGCCTTTAGTAGTTACTGTAGATTCTGGAATCGCTCCATCTGCTGCAGCTACACCGTCACGGAAAAAGATAAGGTCAGAGCTAGTAAGCACGTGTTTGACTGTTGCACCTGAATTATGAGCAATAGCAGTAGATCCTGCTTGTCCTCTAACAATAGTAAAATCGTTACCAGAGTTAGCGGTGATATAACAAATTTCTTCACTAGCAGTATCTGGGTCAATGGCTACTGTAAAGATGTCTACGTTACCCGCATCAAGTGTTACTCCACCAAGAAGGGCTGCAGCAGTACCTGCTGCTACTGTCATTGTGGTAGCACTATTTGACAGGCTTCCTGCCAACGTTGTCTCTATGCTAATACTTGAATATTCACGTGTCATTATTTTTCCTTATTTGCTGTAGTGAACGCGGATTGGATAACGGTTTTGCATCTTGATTGCTTCTTCTTGCAAACGTTGTTGGAATAAAGCAAAGACATATTTAGAACTTGAAGCACCTGCAGTTGATGGCAACTTAGCGTCAGCTAAATCTGCTTCTGCTGAGGTAAGGTTAATGCGACCTGAATCCACGTATGAGAGGAGTCTGTAACAAGCACCAAGAGTAACAACGTCTCGGCACGATTCTGGTAATCCTGTAACATCAGAGAAATTATCATTAGCGTTAGTAAGGGTGTTTGGGATAGCCGAATACCATACTTGGACGTTACGACCAGGCATAATCTTTTCATAGATATTCACCGTTGCTGTAGTATCGAATGCTGCTACGTTAGCCATACGGTCAATACGCCAACGGTTTACTGGTAGCCACTCACGAGATGGGCCAACAGTCTGCCAAGAAATGTATAGTGCATCACGAGCTTGTGATGGTAATGGATACGCAACCTGTGCTGCGTTAAAAGTAAATACTGTTGATTGTGTTGAGAACAGTTTTGGATAGAACGAATTAATAGTATCGTTAATTGCTTGTTCAACAATGGTTCGTGGGAATGTTGGAGTCAAAGTAATCTGTGCATTTTCAGCGTGAGGTGAAGGTGTAGTTCCATTATACCCACGACCAAATCCTGGGATAACATTAAGCGTATTGTTTCCTACGTTGAATGAATCAATCCACATCATCTCATTATCAATTTCAATAATACCTTTAGCAAGGTTATCTGCTGATCCAATAATGATACTTCTGTCTGTTGAGTTAATACCACCAGGGTTAGCAAGGTAAGTAATGCGGTCTTGACGCAGGGTGTAACCAGCTAGGTTAGACCGTACTTCATCAACCATCTCTGCGAATGTTGCCATTTACTTTCTCCTCATAGAACTTAACGTTCTTTTGTAATCGTTCTTCATTAGGTGATATTTTTACTGCTCGTCTGCCATACTCCAGCGCTTCATCCCACTTTTCCAAATTCCACGCTGATACTGCTATCAGGTCATCTGACATATGAGACCAAGCCCAATCTTCAGACATAAACTCTGATGTTCTCACAGTTTGTTCTAAAGAAATCTTTGCTACTTTGTTGCACTCTGCCCACCGTTTTTGGTGGTAATAGAAGTTAGCCAAAGCCAAGATAGATTCTCTGCTCTGGTAAATTTCAGTTGCTTTTATTAAATATTCTTCTGCGTTATCAGTATCCATTTTAGACAAGATACGCAGTGCGTAACTTTTCTCTGCTGGAAATACACTGACATCTAAATAACGTTTAAGTGTCTCTGTAGATTCCGCAGCCATATTGTGATAGAAATATTCTCTACCTAAATAGTACAAGTTACGTGCGTTTGGATCTTCCTCTGCCGCTTTCTTGAGCATTGGTAGATAATTACCACGTGACTTTTCACCATCTGGTAGATGCCACGACTCAATATCATATTCTTTGGATGTCTCTTCCTTTTCACGGTAATACCCACTAGGCACTTCGTGTATCGGATAGACCCATCTAACGTTTTGTCTAGTATGGATTCTAAATCCTAGGAACGATGCTTTTTCTGTTCCATCTGGATTAAAGTCTGTAACAAACTTATAACGTGGTTTGTCTATACCTTCAGCAAAAGCCTTTTCTAATTCTGCCCGCCAACCTGGACGCATTATTTCATCCAAGTCCATTGCGATACAGTAATCAGCATCAGCTGGTACTAGAGCAAGACTTGCATTTCTAGCATCATCAAAGCGCCAAGGCTTTACACTGATTGTATAAACCTGTATGCCAAGTTCTTTAGCTATCTCAACAGTTTTATCTGTTGAACCAGTATCTGCTATGACGTGATAGTCAGCGTCTTTGGTTGATTCATACCAGCGCTTGACGTGCTTTTCTTCGTTCAAGGCAATGCTATAAACGGCTACTTTCATAGGCTTATCTTACGCTGAAAGATCTCCAATAAGCGCCCACGTGTCAGTTGCTCTCTTAATGAGTGTCGCACCAGACCATTGAGCACGTAATTTCAAACCAGGAGTTGCGTTGACGGTTACACCACTTGTTGCTACCACTGTGGTCTGACCTGCTCCTGTTTGAATAATATTAATTTGAGATCCAGTAGGAAATGCTACTGATGAGTTCAAAGGAACTGTAAGGTTGTTGCCAGTTGCCACAAGCATTTCAACTAATTTATCTTTGTCTGTAAGAACTAAAGTATAAGAAGCTGTTTGTGAGTTAAGAGTAAATGTGTTGCTTGCATCAGCACCAGTAGGTCCTGTTGGACCTGTGCTACCTGTAGGTCCAGTTGGACCTGTTACACCGTTAGTTCCATTAGTACCTGTTGGGCCAGTTGCACCTGTAGCACCTGTAATACTAGAACCAGTAGCGCCAGTTGCTCCAGTTGAACCTGTGCCACCTGTAGGACCTGTAGGTCCAGTTGCTCCAGTAAATCCTGTTGGTCCTGTTACACCTTGTGAACCTGTTGCACCTGTAGCACCAGTAGGACCCGCAACTGTAGAATCAGCACCCGTAGGTCCTGTTACACCCGTTGCTCCCGTAGCACCAGTTGGACCAGCCACTGTTGAATTGGCGCCTGTAGCGCCTGTTGGCCCTGTTGAACCAGTAGACCCTGTAGGACCAGTAGGTCCAACAACTGTAGAGTCGGCTCCAGTGGCGCCTGTAGCGCCAGTGGCTCCCGTAATTCCTATAGAACCCGTCGCTCCAGTAGGTCCTGTAGGCCCTGTGAAGCCCGTAGGGCCTGTTACACCTGTTGGGCCAGTAGAACCTGTCGGTCCAGTTGTTCCCGTGCTTCCTGTATCACCTGTAGGTCCTGTTGCACCAGTCGCGCCCGTATTTCCCGTACTACCTGTGGGTCCAGTTGCTCCTGTTGCGCCAGTAAGTCCAGTAGATCCTGTTGCTCCAGTAGCTCCAGTTGCCCCTGTAAGACCAGTTGAACCCGTAGGTCCTGTTGCTCCTTGGACGCCTGTCGCTCCAGTCGCACCAGTAGCGCCAGTAAGACCAGTGTTGCCAGTGGGACCAGTAGAACCAGTAGGTCCAGTGTTGCCTTGAGCACCTGTTCCTCCCGTCGGTCCAGTGATGCCTTGAATACCTATTGGACCTGTTGGTCCAACAGAGCCTGTTGGTCCTGTATTACCAGGTGCTCCTTGAGGTCCTTGATCTGCTGCTAAGGATACAGTAGCTTGTGGATTATTGGAATCAATAACAATGATTGTTTCAGACACTTGTAGTCACCGCCCCTGTCACAATAAATTGTCCTTCTAAAATTCGAGTAATTACTGAGCCTGAGTCAAGTACTAGGTCATAGACATATGTGTTTGCTCTGATGGCACCAGTTACTGCAGCGCTGAGAGTTACTGTTATCTGACCTAAACCACCGTTAATAGCAATCTCACCATTGGCTGTTGTAGCAACAGTTGTTGTAGTTGTTGCTCCAATAAATGGACGCACAGTCATAGTTGCTGTGTAGTTTGTAAGGTTCCAAGGAGTACCATTGTTTTTAATAGTAAACTGAAAATTAAATGTAGTTGCTTGTTCTACTACTAGGTTAAAGCGAGCACTCAAGATGCCACCTCACGAAGAGCGGCAGCTGGTTCTAGCCCAGTAGTGCCAGCAATCTTGTTGCAAATACCAGCGATGTCTAGCCAATTACTACGGTCAGTAATTCCGTAACCAAGATTAAGGCAACCGACTGTATCGGTTACGGTACCAAGAGTTACGTTTGCTGCAATAGCCCACGCTTGAGCAGCGCCTGCTGTATCAAGATAAGCAGAACGTGGGGGATAGGTGCCACCGTTAGCAAGACGATTTAATTCGTCTACGAGTGTTGAACCGAATCTTCCGTATGACACCTATAGCCTCACTTCTTTTTTGTTTGCTTTTTTACCTTAGCAATAATTTTGCGGTCAATCTTTGTATCTTGATCTTGATACTTTACTTTCTTGTGCTTCTTGTCCTGCTTCTCAAACGCCGCTTTTTGAGCAGGTGTAAGTTTCTTTAGCAGTCTGGCATCAACCTTCTTGTCACCTGCTTCGGTGTAAAGTTGTCGTGCCATTACATACCCTTCTTTACGCCAGATACTCTCTTCAAGCGTGGGTTTGCTTTAACAGCAGCCTTGCTCGCCTTGCGAGCACCTGCTGCCACAATCGCACCAGCACGTTCCTTGGAGACACCTTGCTTCTTTGCTATCTTTGCAGCAACAGCTTTGAATCCTGGATGTGCTTTTTTCATTAGTAGTT